TATGAAAAAGCAGAAATTGACTGTGCCGTTATCGTTGCACCAAAAGGTGTATACATGAATTGGAAGAATAGTGAAATACCTATTCATCTGCATGATAGCGTAAGACATAAAGTTTACACATGGAAATCTAGTTTAACAAAAAGAGAAACGGAAACGCTCCGTGAATCGGTGGTCGAGAGACATAGACTTAGAATCATTTTGGTCAATGTTGAGGCTTTTGCTACAAAGAAAGTGTTACAATATTTAGATAAGGTAACACATAGAAGCGAGTTTCTTTTAGCCATAGATGAATCAACAACAATTAAAAACATAAAAGCAAAGAGAACAAAGGCACTTATAAAATTTGGTGAGGCTGCGAAGTATAAAAGAATATTAACTGGAGCACCAATAACAAAATCACCTCTTGACTTATATGCACAGTTTTTATTTTTAAACAAAGAGATCATGGGGTTTGATTCATACTGGTCTTTTCAAGGAAGATACGCAGTAGTGAGAAGTGTTAAGATGGGAGCACATTCTTTTAACCAGGTTGTTGGGTACAGAAATTTAGAAGAGATGAAATGTAAGATCGCTCACTATTCTTATCGTACAACAAAAGAAGAAGCATTAGATTTACCACCAAAAATATACACAACCAGGCAAGTTGATCTGACAATGGAGCAAGAACGACACTATCAAAGTATTAAAAAAACTTCGGTAGCTTTGCTTGAAACTGGAGAGATGGTTACTGCTCCAGAGGTCATGACACAATTACTAAGACTACAACAATTACTATGTGGTTATCTTGTTACAGACAACGGAGAAGTAGAAGAAATACCAAACAATCGTATGAATGTGTTAATGGAAACAATCGAAGAGATGGAAGGCAAAATTATTATTTGGTCAAGATTCAGACACGACATCATAAAGATAACAGAAAAGCTAAAACAGACATACGGATCAGACACAGTCGTAAATTACTTTGGCGATACGACAATGCAAGACAGACAAGATGCAATTGAAAAATTTCAAAATTTAGAAGATAATGTGAAATTTTTCATATCTAATCCACAAACTGGTGGCATGGGTATTACACTTCACGCAGCGACAAATGTTATTTATTATTCAAATGATTTTAATTTAGAATCAAGAAAACAATCTGAAGACAGAGCACATAGAGTTGGTCAACATCATCCAGTTCTTTATGTGGATCTGATGTGTCCCAACACAGTTGATGTTCACATCGTCAAAACATTATTAAATAAGAATAAACTAGCAAGTATAACTTTAGGGGAAAGGGTATTAGAATGGCTAAAGACATAAGAGGGGAGAAGATGATAGGCACGGCGGGAGAGACTTTCGTTGCTTATGCACTATCGATGATGGGTGTTGAATGTTCCTTGGTTAAACAAGATGGTACAGATATCATAGCGTGTAAGTCAATAGACGATACTTTACTTGTGCCTCAGAGAATAGAAGTGAAGACAGCAACATGGTTGAATGAGAAAAAACTATTTAACTTTTCTACATCAAAAGGTGGAGACAAACGGGCCTACACAAAAAAAGATTGTGACATCATAGCTTTGTGTTCCATCAGACAAAGAGGTGTTTTATTTTTTAATGTTGAAAAACTACAAAAGGTAAGTAAAAAAATTCACATGAATGATTTTATGAATGAAGAGGATGTAAAAAGAACATGGCAAAGTTCTTTGTATGAAAGTCAAAAGCATACATTTAATCTACTTAAAAAAGAACGAAAAAAAATATAAGTTTTTATTTGACAAAGTGGGTATAGTTGTGATAAGAGTTAAGATAACATCAAGGTGGTTTTTTCATAGGGGTTCGCATAACCCTCCTCCTTGCCACCGAGATGCCAGTTTGAGGAGTCTGATTGTGGTTTTTTTTATTTCCCACATTAGCTCCAGACCACTCAAACGAATTGCGAAAAAAGATGAGGTAGGTTCCAGGGTTTTTGTGGATTTCCTTGGTTTCTCCCCTACCTCGTCATTAACTAGGAAGGACGACAAATGGATCCGAGTAAATGGAAATCAGTAGCAGTACCGATTAGTATTTGGACAAAGTTAAAAGAATTAGCTGACAGAAATGATAGGTCTGTCGGCGGAACGATTTCATTTCTCACAAAGAGAGAATATGAAAAAGAAGTTGACAACAAGCAAATCAAAAAGGTAGGCTAGTTGTCGATTAGTTGGGTGAGGTTTCCTTTCCGGGTCTGGACGACACTCCTAGATCCGTACATTTCCTCACTTAACGATTAGCGTATGTTAATACATATCGATACGGCTCTCCACTCCTGTAGGGCCGTATCTTAACCGCTGAAGAGCATAAACTTTATTTGAGAAAGGTAGAACTATGAGTGATGTGTTTTCACTATTTGAAGAAGAGGCAGCTAATCCTCAAGCGTTTGAAATTAGCAAAGACAAGACGAAGAATCTTTCGTCTCTTATTCGGTTATCAATAGATGCTGAAAAGCAAATAAAAGAAACCGAAGATTATCTTAAAGACTTGAAGCAAAAGAAAAGAACTATTGATGAGGAAGACATTCCTTCATTGATGGAAGAACTCGGTGTGGAGAGTCTGCAAGTAGATGGCAACAAAGTATCGATAGATAAGTTTGTGTCTGCTCGTATACCAGAGGCTAGAAAAGATGAAGCTTATGCTTTTCTAAGATCAATAGGTGAGGCAGATATAATTAAGAATGAAGTTGTTGTCGGATTTAACATGGGTCAAGATAATGTAGCGGGAGCCGTGGTTGATGATCTTACGAAGCAAGGTCTGAATCCAGTACAAAAAACTCACATACATCCAATGACTCTGAGAACTTGGGCGAAGAACAGAATCGAAAACGGTCAAGAGATTGATCTTGATATGTTTGGGGTATACCAGGGTAATCGTGCAAAAATTAAAGGAGGTCAGTAATGGACACACAAGTTGCACAGAAAAAGACCACAGAGGTTGTGGTATCAGAACTCGACAAGTTACTTGAAGAGGACTCTGGTGCTGGTCTTGAGAATTTTACAACCGAAGATATGCAGATACCTTTTATTAGGATTCTGCAGGCGTTGTCGCCACAACTCAATAAGCAAGATCCTTTATACATTAAAGGTGCTGAGCAAGGCGATATATTCAATACAGTTAGTGGAGAGATCTATAAAGCAGATACTGGACTAACTGTTGTTCCAGCATATTTTGAAAAGAAGTTTTTAGAATTTGCATTACGATCTACTGGTGGTGGATTTATCAAGGAGTTATCTCCAGACGATAAAGATATCAATCTTACCAATCGTGAAGGGACTATTGAAATGTTACCAAGTGGTAATGAACTCGTAAGAACACACCAACATCTCGTGATTGCCAAAGGCGAGAATGAGATGGCTCCAGCAGTTCTTGACATGAAGAAGACACAGTTAAAAGTGTCAAGAAGATGGAATACTTTAAAGAATGGTATTCGTTTGCCCTCTGGTAAACCTATGCCTCTTTATGGTACTGCGTGGAAGATTACGACAGTTTCCGAAAGTAACGATCAAGGTACATGGTATAATTATAAACTTGACCGTATTACAGAAATCACTAAAGATATAGAAAGTATGATGCTAGAAGCTCGTAATATGTATCAAAGTGTGAGGAAAGGGGAGGTTAAAATGGCAGCCGCCTCTGCTGACGAGATGGCAGACAAAGGTGACGAAGCACCGTTTTAACTATTGGGGTCACATACGCTCCTCCAAGTATGTGGCCCTTATTTTTTGGAGTGATGAGTGAATATAACAGAAGAATTTTTAAAAGCATTTGAAGGGTTCGGTCAAGCACACGGACAAACAGATGTTTCCAACCAAAGAATGAACGGCAAACAAAAAGCCAAATCATTTATAGTAAGACAACCATTAACATTAGAATTAGTACAAGGGCATCTTGACGGCAAAAAAGGTGTCGGAGCGATACCAATTAACGAAAACAACAAGTGCAAATTTGGTGCTCTTGACATTGATCAGTATCCATTAGACCATATTAGTCTAGCCACAAAACTGAAGGAACTTAAAGTTCCATGTATCGTGTGCCGTAGTAAAAGTGGCGGAGCACACATATTTTTCTTTTTTAAGGAGTGGATGGATGCTAGTGATTTTCGTGATAAAGCTGCGGAGATTGCTGCTGGATTGGGTCATGGTCGTTGCGAGATTTTCCCAAAACAGGAGCAAGTTCTGGTCGAAAGGGGGGATGTTGGTAATTTTATCAATCTTCCTTATTTTGATCATGCTAAAACCCTCAGATACGCGGTCATTCAAAAGAAAGATGGCTATATTGAGGCTACGCTTGAGGAATTTATTGAAGAAATAAAAAAGCAAACATGTTTACCAAAACAGTTTATGAATATAAATGTTGGTGGACCTGCTAATTTATTTCCAGGATTTGTGCCATGTCTTCGTGCTTTATTAAGTGTTGGAGTACATGAAGGTGGTAGAAACAAAGCTGCTTTTCAGTTAGGTGTTTTTTTACAGAAGTCTCGACCTAATGATTGGAAGTCGCAGATGGAGGAGTTGAATGTAAAACATTTTACTCCAGCTTTACCTGCTTCTGAAATAGTTACGATTCAAAACACACTGGAGAAGAAAGAGTATCAATATACATGTAAAGAAGAACCTATGGCTTCTCATTGTAATCAAGGGGTCTGTCGTGGATTAAAGCATGGTATTGGTACATCTTCAATGCCAGCGATTAGTGGTTTGTCCGTCATTTTATCAGAGCCTCGTTTGTGGTTCTTGGATATAGATGGCAGACGATTAGAACTCACAACAGAAGAGCTACAGACACCAAGATTATTTCAAAGAGCGTGTATGGAGCAGTTAAATTTTATGCCACCAAAGATGAAAGACACTGATTGGGAAGGACAAGTCAATGGTCTTCTTGAAAACTGTAATGAAATAAGTGTGCCAGAAGAACTTACATACAAAGGTCAGTTCATGTCGTTATTAGAATTATACTGCACTGGAAGAGTTCAAGCACAAAGCTTTGAAGAGGTGGTGTTGGGTAAACCTTTTACAGAGGTAGAAGAATCTAAAACATACTTTAGATTAGAATCTCTGATGGATTTTTTGAGAGGAAGAAAGTTTGATAATTATACAAGAGCACAAGTGCAAGAGAGAATAAAAGAAATAAATAATGGAGATAGTTCTGTCATTAAAAACTTTCAAACATCACAAGGTAAATGGAAGTCTGTTAGAGTTTGGTGGATACCAGAGTTTGGAGCAGAAGTACAGATAAAACCAATAGAGATAAAACAAGAGGAGTCACCATTCTAATGAATGAAACAACGATATTTGGGCCTCCTGGAACGGGGAAAACAACAACATTAATTAATATAGTCAAGGATAGAATGTCTGCTGGAACGGCTCCAGATAAGATAGGATTCTTTTCTTTTAGTAGAAAAGCAGCTACAGAAGCTAGAGATCGTGCTTGGCTTGACTTACAATTAGATAATAAAAGTTTACAGTATTTTAGAACTTTACACAGTTTAGCCTTTCAATGGCTTGGTTTAAATACAAGAGATGTGTTCAGAGGATCTGATTATAACGAGCTAGGTAAGATCGTAGGTATAGATTTTAGATCATCACAAACATTAAATATAGAAGACGGTCCTTTGTTTTCTATCGGTGCAGGTGGAGATAAATATATGTCTATCATTCAAATGGCAAGAGTTAAACAAGTGCCAGTCATGGATGAGTTTAAACAAAACTGGGATACGCCAGAAGAGTGGAGTTCAAAACTACAAGTGCAACAACTAGAGTTGTTGAATGATGCTTATGTGAAATACAAAAGAGCAAAAGGTAAATTAGATTTTATCGATATGATAGAACGATTTATTAGGGAAGGCACATCACCGAAGTTTGATTTATTAATTATAGATGAAGCACAAGATCTTGTGCCTCTGCAATGGAGAATGGTTAAGGAAGTGTTGGTTCCTAATTCAAAAGAAGTTTTCTACGCTGGTGATGATGATCAAGCGATCTATGGTTGGATGGGCGTAGATGTAAAAAGATTTTTAGGAGCAAGTCCAAATAAAAGAGTGCTTAAAAAATCTTTTCGTGTGCCAATTGAAATACATAAAATGGCAGACTTACTTATAAGAAAAGTTAAAATCAGAGAAGATAAAAAATGGCAACCCCAAAACCATAATGGATTTGTTTCTTGGTATCGTGATATACTTGATGTAGACTTAACAAGTGGCGAATGGTTAATACTTGCAAGAACAAACTATTTAGTAAACAAAGTATGTTTACGTTTGAAAGAAGATGGACATCTTTTCTGGAGAGAAGGCACTGGTTGGTCTATATCACCAAATGTTTTGAATGCAATAGAGGTATGGCTTAAACTATGCAAGGGGGAAGAATTGACAACAGAAGAGTTACTCCCATTTTCAAAACTAATACATCCAGATCTTATTACAAAGGCAGGCAGAAAACTTCTAGCCTCTTTAGAATCAGATCAAAACTATACTCTTCAAGATATTATAAACAACTGCGATCTAAAAGCGACATCAGAAACACCTTGGCAGAAAGTTCTGAAGGTGTCGGAACAAGAAGTAGCTTACATAGTGTCTGTCAGAAAGAGAGGGGAGAGGATACTAACGAAAGCTCCGAGGATCCGTGTATCGACAATACACAAAGCCAAAGGTGGAGAGGCGGATAATGTAGCTTTATTATTAGACTCCACAAAAGCTTGCACTGAACAATGGGATCAAGACCCAGAGTATAGAGTTTTCTATGTAGGGATGACTCGTGCAAAAAAGACATTACATTTAATAGAATCACAACAACAATACGGATTTAATTTATGAAGAAAAACAGAGAATATTTTTTAAAAGAAACAGAAAAATTAATTAATGGGCCAAGAGCAAAAGATTATGGGCCGGTAAAAAAGAATCATCAAAGGATAGCTGACATATGGTCGATTTTACTAGAGAAAAAATTAAAAGAGCCTATAACTCCAGAGGAGGCAGTGGCTTGTATGATAGGCGTAAAAGTGGCAAGATTAGCTGAAGATATTAACAAGGACGACAGTTGGGTAGATATCATAGGATACGCTGCTCTGGGAGGCGAAATAATAAATGACAAATGAACAATATCATCTGCTAGAACAAGACATAAGGGATATCTCTTGGGGTAATGCCGACTCTGATTGGACACCTCCACAGACTATTCCAGACTTGTCACAGTATGATACTATAGCGATAGATTTAGAAACCAAAGACTCTAATCTGTTAAAGCTTGGGCCTGGATGGTGTAGAAAAGATGGACACATTATAGGTATAGCCGTGGCTGCAGGAGATAGCTCTTGGTATTTTCCAATAGCACACACTGTTGGAAATATGCCTAAAAGACCAGTGCTTGGTTGGTTAAAAGAGTTATGTTCTGATACTACAAAAACATTTGTGTTTCACAACGCTCTGTATGACTTAGGATGGTTACGATCTGTGGGCATAGAGATTAAAGGTAAAATTAGGGACACAATGATAGCAGCTCCAATACTAGACGAAAACAGAAGATACTATAATCTAAACTCTGTTGCTGGAGATTATCTAAAAATATACAAAGATGAAAAAATGTTAAAAGGTGCGGCAGAGGAGTTTGGTGTAGATCCAAAGTCTGAGATGTGGAGATTACCACCTCGCTATGTTGGTGCGTATGCAGAACAAGATGCTTCTATAACTTTAAAACTTTGGAATATATTGCAAGATAGAATTGTTTCTGAAGAGTGTACCAGTATATTTAACTTAGAGACAGAGTTGACTCCAGTGTTATTAGACATGAAGACAAAAGGTGTTCGTGTAGATTTAGATAAGGCTCAACAAGTAAAACGATATCTAACAAAATTAGAAAAAGATTTACTTAATGAGATAGCCTCTGAAACAAAAGTTACGATGGAACCGTGGGTCGCCACATCTGTAGCAAAGGTCTTTGATGCTATGGGTCTTTCTTATTCTCGCACAGAAAAGTCCGGGTCTCCCGCGTTTACAAAACAGTTTCTTGCTAATCATCCTCACCCAATTGCAAAAAAGATTATAAAGATTCGAGAGATAAACAAAGCAAACACCACCTTCGTTGATACTATTCTTGAGCATTCTCATAATGGTCGTATACATTGTGACTTTCATCCTCTCCGTTCTGACGGTGGCGGCACAGTGACGGGCCGCTTTAGTTCCAGTAATCCCAATTTACAACAAATACCTGCTAGAGATCCAGAGATAAAAAAACTAATTCGTGGTTTGTTTATTCCAGAAGAGGGTTATAAATGGGGTTCTTTTGATTATGCCTCACAAGAACCAAGATGGCTAGTGCATTATTGTGCCACCTTGACAGGCATAGATAGACATCCACAAATTGATGATGTTGTAAAGTTGTATCAAGAGGGTCAAGCGGACTTTCATCAAATCGTTGCAGACATTGCTGGTATACCGAGAAAACAAGCAAAGACAGTTAACCTTGGTTTAATGTATGGCATGGGCAAAGGTAAGTTAGCAAATATTCTTGATTTATCTGTCGAGGAGGCAACAAGTTTGTTAGACAAATACAATGATAAAGTTCCTTTTCTAAAATCAGTTTCAGAAAAAGCTATGAGACGAGCAGCAGATAGTGGAGTGATTAGAACTTGGTTGGGTCGTAAATGTAGATTTAATATGTACGAACCTATCTCATATCAATACAATAAAGCACTTCCAATGAAAGAGGCTATAGCGGAATATGGTGGTAAAGGCAGAATAAGAAGAGCATTTACATACAAGGCGTTGAACAGACTGATTCAAGGGTCAAGTGCAGATCAAACAAAGAAAGCTATGGTTGATTGTTACAAAGAAGGATTGTGTCCAATGTTAACAGTGCATGACGAACTTTGTTTTAGTATACTAAATCAAGACGATTCAGATAAAATAAAGGACATTATGTCTAATTGTATATCAAATCTTAAGATTCCCTTTGAAGTTGACGATGAAATGGGTCAAAATTGGGGAGAAGTTGGATAGTGACCATTACAAAAGCATACAAAAGAAAAGAGTTTTTTAGGTGTAATCATACTAGGAGACATCGTTTCGCCTCTCTGTGAGCGTCTGAGAGCCTAATTTTTTTAATCTTCGTCTTTTGTTTTCCAAAAATACTCGTCTGTATCGCCTAATCTGAACTTCTGTCCATTTTCTACTTGATATATTTCTGTGCTAACTTTGAAGTCTGGTTGTAATGGTTGATCTGGTGTGAGTGAGTTATCATACACTCTCATTCTGTTGTTCGGATACAAACAATACTGACCGTTTTCTAATTCTAATAAATTATGTGACTTGTGTTCTGCTGGTTTATGACTTGTTGAGTAATCAATACTATCTACACTATCATGATAATTATCCAAAGTAGCAATGTAACTACCTTTCAATGTTCCGTGATCCCTAGTGAAAACTTCAAAATCCATTGATCCTATAAACTGCTTATGAATAGAAACCACACCATAATCCATGCAATTCCAAAACTGTAAATTGTAAAGATCCATGTCTGGATTCGGTGTAACTGGTTCAGAAACGAATGCAGAAATAGGTAACTTGTCATACAAAGCACCATAATCAGGAAGGTAAGTTTCAAAATAAAAAGCTCTCCCAGGAACAGACTTTGCCGTAACCCAAATCCCCTTAACAAACTCTCCATGACCATCCTCATGATCTCTTAAATATTCCTTTCTAACCCACACATCTTCAGAAGGTAAGTTACATATTAATGATGACATCAGTGCATTGTTTCTTTTGGTAACACTTGTTCCATTTTCATTAAAGGTTGCGAACTCATAGTGTCTATATAATCTCCGTGAAAGTCATAATCTCTTGTCACGACCTCTTTTACAAGAACATTATTTACAATTTTTATTGTGCTAAACTCTTGCTTAATAACTAAATTACCATGATCATGATTCATTGCGTCTTTTAAGGGACCTTCTTTCATGCTATCAATCCTTTCCTATATCCATTTGTTCTGTCATAGGTAAGCACATCTTTTCTATTTTCGCCACTATTATTGTACGAAACATGAACCCAACCAGAACTTGGATCTCCAGTATAGCATTCTAAAATTAATTGATCAAAGTCCATTTTATCTTGTATGTATTTAGCGAGTTTTAAATTATCAACACCTGGTATTTCTATATCAGCTGCTTGACCTTTAGCATGTTGACTATTGGCGTTTGAACCAATCGCTTCACACAAAGCAACACTACGATATCCAGAATTAATAACCATAGGTCTTTGAAAGTGATATCGTATTTCTTCTAAAACAGCGTGACACAACTGCTCCATAGCTTCGATATGGTGATCTTCTGGTGTATTGTCAATACCTTTTCGCTCTGCTGTTTGCGATTTTGTAAATTCTGTTAAAGTAAAATTTGCTGATAGTCTCATCCAGTTCTCCTTGCTATTTCCATGTTCTTTAATATCTGCTCTGGGTTACCACCTAGAAACTGTGCAATCTCTCTGTTCTCTGGTGATGGATTAAGAAGTTGACTTGTAACTGTTGCTAAATTTATTGTTGGTTCTTCCGTAGTTCTCTGTGTTGTCTGCTCTGGTAATTTTTGAGTTTCGTTTAACGGATTAACTTTAAAATTAGGATTTGATTTAGTGTTTGTTAAATCTAAAAAGTCATTCACAGTTGCTGGTGAAGCCTTTTTCTTAGGTTCTGGAGTCAGTCTCATTCCAAATCTTTTTCTGTATAGTCTCATGATAGTAGAGTAAGGAACTTTAATTCCTTTTCTAATAGCAGATCCTAATCTTTCTTTACTTGGTAGATATGGTATGTACTTATCTGCTCTCAAAGAAAATATTTCTTTTTTTCCTATGCCTGCTTTCTCTCTTAATATTCTAGCAATTTTATTATTAGTAAAACCTAATTGTTTTAAACTGTCATAGTTTAATTTCATTTCTCTAAATGCTTTGAGTCTAGCATCATCTGCTCTTAAATAAGCTTCCAACATTTGTTCTTTTGTTGGGTCTTCTAATCGTAAAGCATCAGTAAACAATGTAGCTGCCTCTGATCTAAGTCCTTTAAACTCTTGAGCCTTGAACTCTGCAATTTTATCTCTATCTATAATTTGAGATTGTAATCCAGTAAAAGCTCTAAACAATTCACCATATCTTTTGTATTCTCTTCCAGTAGTAGGTTCTTCTGCTTTTACATTAAACCCTAAAAACTCTCCGCCTTCTGGAAAAAATACTCCTCTTGCAGTTCTACCAAGTTCTGGTGATTTAACTGGCTGTCCTCTGACAATGCCAAGATCTGCTCCAGTTGGGACTCTGACTGGTATGATGTTTGGTTTAAGAGTATCAAGAAGATGTATCATGCTTTTTTCTAAAGATAGTCCTAATCCATCTCCCTCTTTGTATACTTTAGCACCAGAACGAGTTCGTCCTCCTCTTCCAACTCCGAGTCCTAAAGCACTTTCTTTTGGTAACACATCGAGAACTGAATCATAAATCATTGACACTTCAAAGAAAGGACTAAAAAATTCAGCGAGAGAATCAAACGCCGCTCCTCTGACGTTGGCAAAATCAGATTTTTGTAATCTTGATCCTTCTCGTAGTGATCTAAAAACTGTGTGGAAGGGTTTAGACAACATGTCCCAAGGATTCGTGTAACTAAAATCTATAACTTCTGGATTACCTTTTTCATCTTTACCTACTGGTATCAATACAGAGTTTCTTTGCCAAGGTGCAGATAATCTATTGATAGCATCGATCTCTTCGTCTGAAGTTCCAGTCATCATTTGTCCAAATCTTTGTATTCCTTCTCCTAATACTCCAAAAGTAAACATAGAATTAGTAAGTCTTCTTGCTCCTATCTCTCTTATGGCTGCACTATCACTAGCAAGTTCTTTCATAGCAACGTCTAAAGTATTAAATCCAGTTCTTAAAATCTCTGCAGGAAAAGCGATAAAGTTACCAAGAGGTAATCCTCTTAACCCTTTGATGACATCTGGTACAAGTTCATAGTTTGGAACAAGATTACGAATGTTATCTGCTGTAAACTGCTTAAAGGCTTCTTCAAGCTCATTTCCAACTGCATCTGGTTTAGCTCCTATGTAACGACCAAACTCTCTGTCTGCATCTCTTACTGCACCTGCAATTAAACTATTTTGTTGTTCTTTATTTAGATCATCAAATGTTCTACCTCGTGTTCCTATTGGTTGCTTTTTTACTTTTGCTATTTCAGCCGTCTGCATCTTTCTTCTAGCATTTCTAAACTTTTGAAGCTCAAACAAGTAGTTGTATATTTTCCAAACATCATCACCACCTCTATATAAATCTTCTGCAAAACCAAGAGGCCCTCTAAAAAACTGTCCGAGCTTACTTCTTTTTTCTGCATCAAAAGTAGGATCTGATTTACCTAATTGTTTTTCTGCTCTCTGCCCTTGTGTAAGTTGTTTTCCTCTAGGATCAAATTCTTTTAAACCCTGGACAAAACCACCAGTGCCTTCATAGCCTAAACCTTTTCTTAAATTTTCTTGTATCTCTCTTAATTGTGCCGAACTACCAATGACACCTCTTTTTTGCATTTCCACAAGAAAGTCAAGTGTCTCATTGTCTCTTTTTAAATCTATAAAAGTTTTATTCTTTGTCTTAAGTTCTTTGTCAATCGCATCTCTTAAAACTATGTTAAACGAAGATCCTAAACTAGCTCCTTTGCCATAATTACCTTGAGCTATTGCAAATCCAGAAGCGGATGTTACGTTTCTTACTTGTGTTAAAGGAGATAGAATTGTCTTTGCATATTGTGTAGCACCTTTCAGTGTTTGCATCATACCATAAGTTTTTCTAAGTAATGTAGGCATGGTGTCTGCATCTGTCCAAATATGATTACTTAAATTGTTAAACATAACTCTGGGTATTGCGTAGCCAAACATAGTTCCATAAATACTACTTGTTTGATTAGCACCAGGAGAATAAGCATCTCTTGCTACAGTTGTCTCTCCAGAACGTCCTAAGATTACATGATTAGGATTATCTTCTAACCAATCATCTAAAGCCTTACCTAAAAGTTGTTGATCTAGTTGACCTATTCTACTGATTTGATCTGGGTTGACATCATAAGTGGTTGCTCTTTCTTTTATATATTTTATGATCTCATCATCCATTTTAAAGAAGAGTTGTTTTTCAGGGGTCGCTCCAACTTCCGTGGCTCGTGCTGCATTTCTCGCGGCAACTGAAGCTATGTTTGCATCGGCAGATTGTTTGAACAACGATAAAAATCTATCTGTTGCAACAAAGTTAGATAGCTCAGACACAGTAGATATAAAAGCTTCTCTTGGATCTCTGACTTCACCAAGTATCTGTCTTAATACTTCACTGTCTACTTTTCTTTTATTAATTAAACTTGTGTCTAATCTCGTTTGAAACAATCTGTTAAGACCAATACCTCTGTTCCCACCTTTGGCTTTTGCATTCGCCACTACTTTGTTTATGTATGCCTCTGCTTGTTGTCTTGAAAGAGTTGCACCACCTTGAATAATATCGTCCATTTGTTGATCAGTTATTCTCATCGGTGTTTCAGATAAAATACCTCTTATGTGTCCTAAATCTGTGCCTTCTCTTGCGAGAATTTTCTGGATGATTTCTTCTTTTGCTTGAGGTTGTATTTTATAATTCTTGTCATTATATATTCTATATAATCTTCTTAAATATCCACCCTCTCTCATCATTCTTTCAACTTGATTTTCAAATTGAGCTCTAGTGAGGTTACCTTGAATAACTGCATCATCTGGTAAATCTTGAATAACTTTACTTGCTACAAATTGATCAGATAACTTCTTAATCATATTAGCTGCATCTACATATAAGGTGTATAATTCATCTGGTAAATCTACAATCCTATTTGCTTTTTGTCTTGCTACTTGTTGTTGATTGCGTGACAAACCTCGTAAATTTTGATTTTTTCTTGCTCCCTCCAAGACATCCATAAAATTATCTACATACTTTCTTTTACTGTGATCTGGTAATCCAGTGAAACGAGGGTTCTTTAAAGTTTCAGTAATCTTTTTATCAATCTCTTGCATTTTTTGTTTAGCAATTTTGATGTTACCTTCTACTTCTGGATTAATTAAAGATCTGGCTCTTGCAACAACTGGATCTAAAAAACCTCTATATCTTAACAAAGATTCCATTTTAGCAATAAAGCTAGGTAAAGTTGTTAGTTTTTGAGGATCTTTGGTAAGTAACTCTTCTCTTCTAGCAATAGATCTTTTAGCAGTATCTATCATGCCTCTAGCTAAAGGAACTGTCATACCACTAGCTAAATCTAAAACTGTTGTATTTTCTGGAATAACTTTACCTGCAAAATTACCAACTGTTTCATTTAAAGCTCTTATTCCCTCCACTGGTCTTGCACCGAGAGTCTTGTTTAGAACTGTAAAAGAAGCACCTAATGCTGGAGGAATGACACCCATTGCTATTCCACCCTCAAGACCAACTCTAAGTTTATTTGCTATTTTTGCAAAAGCTCTTTCTTGACCATCCTTGCCAACTGCATCAACTGTATTTGTTGGGCCAGCATCAAAAAAATCTCCTAATGTTTGAGTATCATCTGTGGAAACTACGGCATCTGCTAAACCAGCCGCACCTAACATGGTAGCATATCGACCTACCTTTTGTGCTTTGGTTCTAACTTTACCAGGTAATCCAAATATAGTAGGTTTCTTTTCAAACATTTTAGCGGCATCTCGACCTCTTTTAATCTGACCAAATTGTTGTCCTAATTCGTATGATTGTATTCTTGGATTTTTAACTCCAATCTCAGGTATGCCTTCTCGTATTCTTCTTCTACGCTCTACGTTAGTCAAAGTCTTTTTTACACCAGGAGCAAAAGTTCCTAAAAGTTTAGAAGTGCCTCTTGTTATGGGTGCAGTAATAAATCTATCTGGTCTAAATAAACTACCCGCTTTACCAGTGCCAGTCCCTAACTTACCAATTTTTGCAACGGCACCTGCGGCTCCAAGACCAGGTATACCAAATTGTACTATTGCTTCTGTAACTTTACCTGTTGCACCCATAGGATCTATACCAAGATCTTCTCTAAGTCCATCAAACCATTGTTCAACAAGACCAGTGGCATTGCCTCCAGTAATTGCGTCAGATGCTAAAGTTCCAACTGATATAATACCTTCTGGTATTTTTGATAAACCAGAAAGCACACCCTCACCAGCTTCAGTAAAAAATCCTTCATACTCTTGAGAATCACCCTTTTGAGCTTTTGCTACTCTCTCTTCAAACTGTTTTACTCTTCTTTCAGCTTCTTCTTGACCTATCTCTTTTGAGTAAGTGTAGTTTTTTCCATCGACATTATAAGTAAACATTTAATTAACCGAAATCTACACCGAAGTTAGTAAACAAAGACTTGTTTCTTTGCAATACTTTCATTGTATCTGGGTCATCTTCTTCTATTGCACTCTTTATCTGTTCTGGTAAATCTAAATAGTTAAGTTGTATCTTTCCTTTATATTTATTATACAAAGGTCTGTACTCAGTGATCAAAGCACTTAACGCTGCACTTGGATTTGAAGTGGTAGGATCTAACGCTTTTTGATATGGACTGGTTGATTTCTGTAAGTTTTGAATGGTTGCACCAAGTTCATTTTTCATTTGATCTGTCAACTCTGTACCTTCAGTGGCTGAAATACCATATCCTCCAGTTCCACCAGAAATACCTATCTTTTGCATAGCTTCACTTGGATATTTCTTACTACCATCTTTTAATGCTTTAATTAAATCAAACTGACTATCAATACCTTTTTGAGTCAACTCTAAATTATCTGCTGTTGTTGGTTTACTTGGATCTTTTACTTTAACAAGACCAGCTGTTTGTGCTCCTTGTATTTCATCTGGTAACATAGCAGCTATCTTTGCTTTTGACATCTCTATAGTTTGTTGAAACTCATCTGAAGCTTTATCTAGTTTAAATTTTTCAAGATTAAATTGTGCAATAGTGCTCATGGTATTTAATTTTATTTTTCTCATTGCAACTTCTGTGTTTAATTTATTTAACAAATCTTCTCTTGCCTCACCACGAGTTTGTTGAACTATATTAAATTGTGCAGCTTTTCTTTGAACATCTAATGCGTTCATAGCCACTCTTTCTGCCTTTTCATCTTTTAACAATCTATACATTGTGTTTTGATATTTTTCTACGTCTTCTCTGTAATCATCTCTAAGATTTTTCATGTCTCTTCCATAGCCTTCAAGACCAACACTAAAACCTTTTGCTACGTTGGTAAGTGTGTTTGGACTTTCTCCTGCCGCCATAGCAAGACCTGCTCTCATCATGTTAAGCCAAATAGAACCTTGTTGATCTTTTGATAAATTTTCATCTAACTTATCTTTGTCGTATCCAAGCATATCAAAAGCTGCATCTTTTACATCTGCAAAAGTAACTTCTTCTGGTTTTTTATTTAAGGCATCAAAATAATCTTGTTGATGTTGTTCGTAAGTTCTACCTAGATAAGTAGCAGAGTTAACATCTTCTAAATCTGAGGCATAGTTATTATATACATCTTGAAGCTCTTTGGTCTGCTGTTGTATTCTTTCATTTACGTTACTAAAATCAAACGATTGTGTTCCTTTTGTAGCCTTTTCTCCGACTAAAGAAGGATCGTCTTCTCCTGTAGTGAACACCTCACCAGTTTCTTCATTGACAATATCCTCGTTTTTTGAAACTTTTTTATCTAATATTTTTTTATTAGTTCTGTTTATTTGATTAGTGATATCTTCAGGACCTTTTTTTGTTTCTCTTGTAACTTGATTTTCAAGCTCGGCTAATTTTTCTAATTGTGTTTTTTTGGCTTCTTTGTCAACTTCACCTGTTTCTGTTCCCATAAAATCTACAACTGGAAAAATTCTTTCTCCGTCTCTCCTTCTTGGGGTTCTAGCACCCTCTGTTGTTATGTTCTCAAATTGAAATTGAGGAGGTATATTAAATAAAGGATTTGCAGTAGCAGTTGATGCTGGAATAATTCCAGGGTTAAAAGATCCGACACTAGGAAACTGATTTTTAAGATTAACAGATGTACCTAATGCAGCTTTAATCATCTCTGGCCCACTAGCCATAATACCAGTAGCTCCACCTTTTTTACGAAACATCGGTCTATTGTATATACTCATTATGATAACCTCGGGCCGCCAAAGAAATTACCAAAACCACCAGCTTGTCCTACTGCTCCAAGACCCGCGATTCCTAATCCTAGCAATTGTGAACCTCGTGTTGGGCCAGGTGTTCGAGTTTGTCCAATAGTTTGTTGTAACGCTGGAACACCTCTGAATATATCTGACATAAAACCAACTTGTTGAAAAGGTAATGCTTGTTCTGCAAGTTGATTTGCTCTTGCAATATCTAATTCTTTTTGACCTTGTTGTTGTTGAAGACCACCGACACCTAATAATGTATTTATGTCTTGAACTGCTAACTGTTGTCCAAGTTGTCCAAGACCTGCTTGTGACACACCCAATTGTCCAGCCAACTGAGCTTGTCTTAGTTGTTGATTTGCCGCTTGTTGTGCCGCTGACTGAGCTTGTGCAAAACCTTGTGATCTTAACTGTGCTCCAGTTCTTGCTTGTTGATCAAGAACATTTCGAACAATCTCGCCTTCTGCAATCCCTTGTCTTGAACCACCAAAAGCACCAGCCCCTGCCGCTCTTTGACCAAAATCAGAAAGTTGTGCTCTTCCTTGTTGTGCTATATCGTCATATTGTTGTTGTATAACATCTTCTTGAAAAGGATCCATAAAATCTCTAAAAGAAGTAGGAGTATAGTCTGCTCCCAAAGCACCCATGATACCAGATTGCACGGCTCCACTTCCTTGTCGCAAGAAAGGTTGAAATGCTCCAACTCCTCCAAGTGCGTTTGATATCGCCGCTCTTTGTCCTTCTGATAAACCTGCTAATCGCTGTCTTGCGAAAGGCATCTGTGTGCCTGGACCCGTTAAGGCTTCTGCACTTTTAAATATATCTGCTAAAAATTGCTCTTGAAATGGTGCTAACCTAACGGTTTGGGTTTGATCTACAGTTTGTGTTGCCATTATGCGACCCTCTCTAACTCTGACATCATATCATACATTCTCGCTGCACCCAAGTCCCTATCTCCTCCTCCAGCACCTCTGACAGCTTTGGCAGTTAATACGAACTCACCATCTGATAATCTAGCTGGGACGGAATCACTTGTGCCTGTCCCTGGCCCATTGACCTCTCCACCACCTGCTAGTGTTTCTGTACCTTGTCTAGCTCTCAAATCTTCAAAGTATTGTTTTCTTTGTTCTTCGTTGTCTAAATCATATGTTTTATTACCTATTCTACCAAAGCCAAGTCTTGACTTTCCTACTGGATAAGGTCTTTCTTTCATAGGAGTTACTTTTTCTTCATCCTCGCCTAACCCACCAAGAGCAGTTAGTCCAAGTCCAGCAATACCAGCAGTGGTAATAGGATTTGCTTTGGCAAAAGTACCTATCTTACTCATGATACCAGTTGGTGCTCCAGCTTGTTTTACTGCTGTTACCGTTGAGGGGTCAAAGATTTCAGGTCCAGTAATGTTTGCAGCAGAACCAGTTACACCCGCTGTTCCAGAAGCGGCGGTAGGTGCAAAAAATTTACTACCCGCATATCCAGCAATACCACCCATTAATCCAGCTTTTATAGCATCCTCTGCATCGCCACCTGCGACTAGAGTTCCTATACCAGTTCCTAAAGCCGTACCAAGAAAAGGACTGCCAAAAGCAAACCCTATTGAACCACCTATAATTGGTGCTGCTTTTTTTAATAATTTTGTGACGCTTTTAAATATTCCCATATTAAATACTATACCATTTATGTTACAATTTTAACAGTACCATTATCGTTAAACAAAGAACCAGACTCTAGTCCCTCAGAGCTTGTTGGTAACTGTGTTAAAGTTATCTTAGTCCCCCTTAATTCACCTGGGTTTTGTAGTTGTGTTACTAACTGACTCAAACTTCTAACCATCTCATTAAAATATTCTACATTATATTCGTTAGGTGGCAACGAAAAGGTTGGTGGTACTAATTGTCTACTCATCTATCTCCATCCGCTCTTAAATCAACTCTTGGTGTGCCAAGTCTCCAATTTACTTTAGGTGTTGTGCTTTCTACTCTAAGACCAAATGATCTACCACGCAATCGTAAATGATTAAGTTCCGTGGTTGGTGTCACAGTATTCGTTGATGTTTTGACAAATCCACCACCTGGACTTCTTTGAGCTTTGAGTGAAAACACAGCTTGTTTATCACTAGCACTTATATCAGAGTCACTGTTATCAAAACTTACATCAGGTAACATTCTTCTTAAAAATATAAATTGATCTCCATCTTGAATATCCATAGGACTAGATTCAATAAAAGATGTAAAAGCAGTGCCATCATTATCATTGCCACTTTCGTGATTATAAACAAGATTAGAATCTGTAGCCATCGGATATTGATATACACCACGATCTAACCAAGCACTTCTTTTTAAACTTCCAACATACCAAATCTGTTGATCATAGTTATAAACTACATACTTGTCATTTTCTCCATCACCACCATTTTCTAATTTGTTTGAGTCAGAAGGATAAAACCAAAAGACTTCACCAAATGCAGAATTTACACCAGCATATACTTTTTCTGATTGTGTTTCGTTAAAATCATTAAAAACATGATCACGGACTGAGCAAGGAATAACTTGTACTCGACCATCATAAAGGTAAAAACGATCATATCCCATCCACAACACAGAATCTCCAACTGCAACTGCACTATTAAAACCTCTGACAGTTATGTTACTTGCAAGTTGATTAATACCAAATGTAAAAGGTGCTCCAATAAATTGCATACTATGGACAGAGGTGTCTGTTAGAATAATAATCTCTCTTCTTGTTTTAACCGCAGTAACAATTTCTGACCCAGAACCAACTCTTAGATCACCAGCCGTATTAGTTGCAGTGGGTGTCCATAAAAAAGGATTTTCTTGCGAACTAAATCTTACTAACAATCGATCTTGTGCTGAACTAGTTAAAGGATTTGCACCAAAACAAATAACATGACGATCTCTTTCAGACACAATAACTTTTCTTGATTTAATTGGTGCTTGATCAGAAAGTTCAATTAAATTTTTTGCTCTCGTGCTAGTACCAAGTGTTTTGTCCCAATAGAATACACCACCGTCTCTTTGATTAAATATTAAATCTTCGCCAAAATTATCTTGTGACCACAATCTAATTGTGCCACCACCAGCAGTTTCAGTAGAGGCTTGTCCCCAACCGTCTGCACCCCATGTGCCAGCACCCCAACCATCACCTGGAACAACAGTGTTAATACCTATGTTGAGTTGATACTCTGCGTCTGCACTACCAGCACTTGCTAAAGTTGCTGCAGCATTATCGCTCAATGTAATTGTGTAAGTGCCAGTGGTAGGCACAGTAATAATTTGATGTTCTGCATTAAGTTGTGTATTTAAACTTGAGTTTCCAGTGTTTGCATTACTAAACGTAACAAAATCTCCTACTAATGCACCATGAGAACTATCATTTACAGTTACAGTTGTACTAGAAGTTGATGTTATAAATGTAATCGCCATTAACTTTCATTCCTAAAATCGGTTACAGTTACATTCCCATTAGTCGTTGGAACTTCAACATCTCCTACTGATGCTACCATTGCAGGATTCTCTAAATTAAATGTTACAGTACCAACTGAACCAGTTGCACTGACACCAGTTGGGAAAGCTGGAGCTAGTGTATCGTTTGATTGTGCGTTTATCACTTCATCTCCAAGACCCGTGGTTCCTGCTACGCCAGTCACGGCAACCGTAATTGTATTTCCATCAATGTCAAAAACCACTTCACCGTTAACAACTTTTCGTCTTAATGGCGTTATGTCATTATAACCTTGTGATTCTTCTATATAAAATTTTATTTCTGTACCTAAACCTAAATACTTGTTTCCTTCTAAGTTTGCCCAAGCATGTAGTGTTCTTGCAGTTCCTAAAAATGTACTAACTGCATACTTCTCCCAACCACCTAATTTTTCTGGATAACCAAAACGAAAACGAACTTTATCACAGTCGTTCCAACCTCCCTTGTTTGAGTAAGAAGTTGTTTCTTTGTTAATACCTGGTCTAAATTTTATTGATGTAAAAGGCATAACATATAATACTATTCTTTCTGATAAATTACAATGTATCTAGTTTTCTATAAAAACAAAATTCAATAATATTCTTCTTGGTTTGTCTGTTTGTATTATCCCACAGTGAGGTGTATCATTACTGAACAAAATAGCAGAATTTTCTATAGAGGGTATGTCTACACCATTTACTTGAGTCCCTCCATTACAAGTTGTAAAGTTAAATATAAGAATGTTGGCTTTGTCTTTTGTTGGAACACCAAATTCATCTGATAAATCATGGTGTATTCCTGTATATTCTTTTGTTAATCTTGGGACAGACAAAACCATCTTTGCATGAGCAAGTAGTTTACCGTTAAATGTTTGCAATAAACTTGAAAATAGCTCCTCAAAAGGTTGATAACAATGACTTTTTATACCGTCATTTGTATATAACATATGATGAAAATTAAATTTATCATCAATGCGTGTTGCACTATCTCTCCAATGCCAACTAAAGTTAGATGAATTTACATAGTTTGATAATTCTTCAAACTTATTTTTTGGCATAAAATCTTTGAAATGCACATAGTTTGGAGAGTTAAATATCATCAACCAAAATTTTCTAGTTTTTCTATATTTTTTGATACAACTGGTAGATGTGAACGCATTTGATGTATATAATCTGGCTTTATTCCATAACCATGATAATTAAAATTAATAGTTATTCTATTAGCTGTGTTTGTTGGAGAAGAACTACAATGTGGAGTGGCTGCGTCAAAAAACAACATTCTGTTCTCTACAGCTTGAACTTCATATCCATCTGCCATTGTGGTAGGTGCATCACAAGTAGTTAAATAAAACAAAGCACCCTTGTTTGGATTATCATAATCAACATGTTTAGCATGATGGTAAACTTCACCAGTGCTAGACTTCATATACATATTACATTTTATTCTAGTCATAGATACAAAACCAATAGCATTTATTAAAGGAACAAAAGGATCTGCATCTATCATTTGATTCCATTGCCTTGTTAAAGCATGATGTTGTGTATAAACAGTTTGAGCAAAATAAAAATCATCATTGTCTACATCATTGTCATTTATTCTTGAAGAAAAATTCCACGGAAATCCAGCACCTCCACTGAGATAATGTTTTAATCTTCCATAATCTGCATGACTTAGAAAATCATCGTATATGACATAGTACATAAATACTCCTAATAAAAATTTGGTCCGACTGACCAACAAACTAAGCTATACCTTATTCCTTTTGTAACTGGTTCAACACCATGTTTTAAATAAGAAGGGAAAAATATTGCAGTGCCTTGTTCTTTTGCATCTTCAACATTAAAACTATCTTTATCGTCTGGAAAAACTAAATTACCTCCCTCATAATATTCAGCAGAGGTCAGTTGTATTGAAACAGATAATTTTCTTACAAGACCATTTGGAGGAGCATCGTCATAGATGCCATCAATATGAGGATCATATTTCCCTTTATTTTTTTCATCGTACTTAGTTATCTGAAAATTTTCATGAGTAAATAAATCAAACCCATAAAATCTATTGTTTATGTCTGCAATTAACTTTTGTATGGGATGATAAATATTTAAATATTTAAAAGGTTTGTCTAACCAAGAAACTTGACTTTTTCTAATTGTTTTATCTAAAACACCTTCTTGTCCATTTCCACCAACTCTAGCCTCTTTAAAACCTGTTTTACCTATCTCTATGATTGCATTACAAATATCTGGAGGCAATGCTTTTTTTGCAACTATAATGTTTCTTTTCATGTGTTCTTTTTAAAATATAATCCTGGTCTTTTATCATACTTGTACTCTGGATAATATTTACCCTCTAATTCAATATAATGCAAAAACAGTTGTGCATGACTTTTATATTGTAAAGGATGTCTACCATGTCTTTGATCTTCACCCCTATAGATAACACCCTCACCTATTTCCATAGGATACTCTTTGTCATCAACAACTATGGGCCAATTATGTCCCCCTTCACCACCTAAGTTTAAAGTTACACTTACTTCACATGATGGTCTGTCTTCATGAAAAAATAAGTCTTGACCTTCGTAATACTGCCTCCAAAAAGAATAAGTTGGACATAATTTTTTACCATAAACATCTTCTATTTTTGGTAATAGATAATTAAGCATAGCTTCTCCGATAGAATCAGAATAAAGCTCGTGAGTGTTAAGAACACCCGCATCGTTTGTCTTTTTTGGAACTCTTTGACAAATGTATTGAACATGTTGATACAAAAAATCTGCATGAGATTTTTCTATAAATCTTACTACTTTGTTTTCCATGTGTTATTTGTAACACAAATTAAATTTATGACCAAGGAAAAGTTGGTGTAAAAGATTCATCTCCAAATTCACCACTACCAGTGCCTTTAGCAGTTACGTCTTTTACGTTTTCGTTCTCTAAAATTTCTCTGTCTAAACGAAATTTAATGTCTGTTAAAGTGTCATTACCTAATCTAGCTTCAGTCCATGCAATGACATTAGCTTCAGTTACTGAACCATAAGCAGTAAACTTGCTCCAATCTGCTGGATTATTAAAATCCATGTCAATACCAGTTTCTGCGGAATCGCCACCACTATCTGTAGCTTTTAAGTATACTGTAGCTTTTTTAATCACATCTGCATATGTTGAACCACTCTCTGTGATGTCTTTTGTATATAAACATTTTACTGACCATGAATATGAATTTGCCATTTGTCTGTCTCCTTAATCTGACGTTGGTGCTGCACCAGTTATTGTGCCGCTATTCTGTGAAGTTATTGTAACACCTGATTCTCTCTCCCAAGCGGCTCCAGCAGCTCCTACACTTCCAGCAGAACCTCCAGATGAACCACTTGTTGTTGAATTTGTTCCAGTGCTACCAGCAGATCCAGCAGATCCAGCAGTACCATAACCACCACCAGCTGCTCCCGCTCCACCTGCTCCACCATCTCCAGCCGATCCAGTAGAACCACTTGAACCTGACGCACCAGAATCTGCTCCTGGTTGATTATTAAATCCTCTACCTAATCCACCTGCTCCACCTGCTCCACCAGCATGTCCAGCAGTTTGTTGTTGTTGTGATTGAGGATACGTTCTGTACCATAACCAAAATTGTTGACCTTGGTGTGGAGATCCTTGATCTTGTGGGCCTCTTACATATGTATATTGACCTTGTGTAAATTGACTAAAAGGAGTTGGTTGAGAGTAAGGTCCACCTGCTCCACCTCGTATCACAAAGTAATTGTTAAAGTTTGGAGGATTACCAACACTCGCCTGCATAGATTGTTGACCGTCTGTTGATCTCCATCTAGTATCGTCAAAGGCTTGTGCGTGATTCATAGGACCTTGTTGTGCAGTTGTTTGTTGTTGTTGCTGTAAAGCACCGCCTTGACCGCCGCCACCGCCACCAGCACCACCTCCTCCTCCACCGAAGATAGAACCGTTGTTTACTATTGTAGCAGGAACATGAAACTTTAGAGCATCTCCACCAGCACCGCCGTTTCCACCAGTGCCACCATTTGCACTTCCAGCAGAACCACCAGCACCACCAGCACCAATAATGCTTCCGTTGTTAGTGATTGTTATAGTCCCAGTCCCTCCAGCATCTATTTCTAAACCATACTCTGATGTGTTATTAGATCCTAATGTTATACCTGATGGTATAACAATATTTTTTGGATAGTTAACATCATAGTCATCTCCAAATAAATCTGAAGCATTTTGATCCGTGCCACTCGCACCACTTAAAAAACTTGTTGAATAAGTAAAAGTGAAACCCTTACCTTGATCATAGAAATCACTTACATCTAATGCTCCAGATGTTGCAATACTTGCCGCATCATTAGTTGCTTGATTATCCCCAGCTTTTTTTATAATGTTAGAACCACCTCTGTAAAGGTCAGATAAGCTTATAGCACTCGAACCACCAACAAACTCAGTTCTTAAAGCAGAGAAAGATAAAGATTGTCCAGAACTTGGTATTGTCACTAATTAACCTCCGTTGTTAATTTGTTGTTTAAGTTGTGTTACTTCTTGTTTTAATTCTTTAACTGCTTCTATCAATACCGCCGTCATCTTAGCATAGTCAACTGATTTTGTACCCATTTCATCTTCGGCAGTTAATACTACTTCTGGTAACACAGGTTCAACTTGTTGTGCAATTACACCGATTTGTGTCTTTGCATCTTTTACATCGTTTCTTTTGTAAGTTACACCTTGTAGTTGCATAACTTTTTCAAGACCACCAGTAATAGGTTGTATGTCTTCTTTAAGTCTTTCATCAGAGAAAGCAGTTACATCGTTGTTAAACGTAGCGGCCCCAGCAGCAGACATATCAATTGTCAAAGCTGTTATCTCACTTGTTGAGTCTTGTCCTTTTATAATAAAATCTTTATCGTCAACATCTGTAGCTATCACAAAGTCACTTGAAGAGTTTATGAATTTTGCGATTGTAGTACCACCATCTTTAAATACAAGATCTGCACCATCTGCATCGAGTATAATATCGCCAGCAGAATCAAATGTCATATCGCCAGAATTAGTTTTGACTGTGCTCACATTTACAGAACCACCAGATAAATCTAAATCTACAAAAGCATCTACAACGGCTGCACCAGATCCAGCACCATCAAGATAAACAACTTTTGTATCACCATTGCCTATAGTTATGTTTGCTCCAGATCCTTGTGATATAATAATATTATAAGGTCCAGAACTACCACTATCAGTTGTAGCATTTTCTATAATATGAACTCTCTTCATAGTGTTAGGACCGATTGT